GAATTGGCTAAATACAAACGAAGAATATGAACTTCTTCCGCTGAATTTATCTTTCGTAACAGAGTCTGTCGCTGCTAGTTCCTCTGACAGGGGCGTTGTCTGTATTAGCGGTAAACTAAATAGTTATTCCACCAAACAGGAAGCCCAAGTGGAACTAGAAAAACTAGGATTTACGGTCAAGTCTTCTATAACTAAAGATGTGACCATCCTAGTCAATGAAAGCGGTCGAGAGACCACTAAAACACAAAAAGCCAAACAGTCAGGAATTATAATTGTAACTGACTTAAAACAATTTATAGGAGATATTAATTAATATGACTACCCCAAAGTGGACCGAAGAACGCACTGCTCAGCTAGTTGATGGCGTTGGTGATGAAAGCCCAGTAAGCCGTGGAACCGTAGCTGAACTAGCCGAAGCGCTAGCTACTAGCACTCGTTCGATCTCTTCCAAGCTACGTAAGCTCGGATATGAAGTTGAACTAGCTTCTGCTGCCCCACGTGCCTTCTCAGACGAAGTAACCGAAGACCTACGCGCTTTCGTTAACGAAAACAGCGGTCGCTTCACCTATGCTGAAATCGCAGACGCTTTCCCAGGCGACTACACAGCAAAGGCTATCCAAGGTAAGATCCTTTCGATGGAACTTACTTCACACGTGAAGGAAGCTCCAAAGGTTGAGCACGCCAAGTCGTACAGCCCAGACGAAGAAGCTCTAGTTCTAAAGCTAATCCGTAGCGGCAAGTTCGTAGAAGAAATCGCCGAAGCAGTTGGTAAGACTGTTCAGTCAGTTCGTGGTAAGGCTCTAAGCCTACAACGCGCTGGTGAAATCGAAGCGATGCCAAAGCAGCGCGATGTTAAGGGTCCAGCAGCAGATCCACTAGACGCTATTGGTGACGTTTCTGCTCTTTCTGTTGCTCAGATTGCTGAACAGATTGGTAAGACCGAGCGTGGTGTTAAGACTATGCTAACTCGTCGTGGCCTAAAGGCTGCTGACTATGACGGTGCAGCAAAGAAAGAGAAAGCTGCTGCTTAAGTTTTCTCTTTGAAAGTGGAAGCCGGAGCAGCTACATTAGCTGCTTCGGCTAAACTTGTTTTAAGGAGACAACTTTGAACCTCGCTAGTGCATTATTCAAAAGAATTCTAGAAGAGGCGGACTTTGATACTTGGTCTAGCTTAAGAAGGCATTATTTGCCTAGTGAGTATCACGTAGTTTATGATGCTGTCTCCAAACAGGTAGAGAGTTATCACAAACTACCTACTATCGAAGAACTTAAGCTAGCAATACGGGACTCTTCTACTCTCGATAAGATCTATGCGATCGAAGCTGTCGAAGTAGATGCAGAGCCTTTTCTATTATTAGATTATTTAAAAAACGAATTTACACAAAAAGAAACGTTGTTTCAATTACACAAGTATGTCGAACATTCGATTACCTTTGAGACAGCGGAGGAGACTATTGAGTCTCTCTATAATATTATTTCTCGAATAGAAGATAGAGTCGAACTCAATAATTCTGAAGATAACCTTCAGAAGCTAAATCTATTCGAGTCGGATGAAGATCTAGCAGACTATATACCTCTTGGCTTAAATGCTCAGTTTGATGATATGGTCAGGTTTAAAAGTACCGATTACATCCTCATGGGCGGTAAGCGTGGTTCAGGTAAGTCTATCACTTGCTCGAACCTAGCGAATACTGTTTATGAGCGAGGTAAGTCTGTACTCTACTTCAGTATCGAAATGCCCACTAGAGAAATTCTACAGAGACAGTGTTCGATTGGATCGGGAGTGCCACACTCTAAGATCAAGTATAAAACACTTGATAATCTAGAATGGCTCAGAGTGGCTACTTGGTGGGCTGGCAGATATAAGAATGGTGCAGCGCATCTAGAGACTTACAAGACTCACAGAGACTTTGAGAAGTTTCACATGGCTCTTCAAAAAGAAGAGTTGACAGAGACTCAAATTGATATTATATATGATCCTGTGTTGACTTTACCAAAGCTACGCGCTGAGATTATTAAGCGAGTACGTAAGCTAGGTAATGTTGGTCTCATCATTGTTGACTACGTTAATCAGATTAAGAGAACATCTGACTCTGATGATAAGTTTGATTGGAAAGATCAGATAGTTGTGAGTACAGCCCTAAAGTCTATCGCAGGTGAACTTGGCGTTCCAGTCTTCAGTCCTTATCAGATTGATGCCGCTGGTGAGGCTCGCTTCGCTAAGGGTATTCTTGACTCGGCTGATGCTGCTTTCACACTAGAGGCTGGCCCAGAGTCGATTGCCTTTACGTGTACTAAGATGCGTGGCGATGCTAAGATCAACTTCATATCTAAAGCTAACTGGTCTACTCTTACGATTGGCCCAGAGAATGGCATAGAGATTATTGTTGAGGAAGATTCGCCCAACAAAAAGACTTCTTTCAAGAAGAAGTCTAGCAAGCAAGATGAAGATAGACCAGTCATGGATCACATCTATGACGATCCACCTTTCTAAAGGAAAACTATATGGTTGTTGACGAAGTATTAAAATCACGAAATATAGATTTTCGCCCAAGCGGTAAAGACTATGTTATTAGGTGTCTGAATCCCGACCATGAGGATAAGAACCCTAGCCTTAGAGTTGATAAAACGACGGGCATATTTAACTGCTTATCTTGTGGGTTTAAAGGTAACTTGTTTGAGTTCTTCGGTGAAAAAGCCAACTGGCTTCAGATCCGTAGAGAAAAGATGAAAACTCTTATATTGGATAAACTAGCAGAAACTGCTGGTTACAATGTCCCAGAGAATGCCGTGCCTTTCGATCTAGACTGGCGCGGTATTTCTGGCGAGACATTTATGAAGTTCGAAGGCTTCCAGCACAACAATCCAGAGTTTATTGGCCGAGTTGTGTTTCCAATCAGAGGTATCAGTGGCAAGATCATTGCCTTCTGTGGTAGACACCAGTCGAACGGAGACCCTAAATATCTCTTTCATCCAGCAGGTGCCAAACTTCCTCTGTTCCCTATCGTTAAACCAGTACAAGGTCGAATCATTCTAGTAGAAGGTATTATGGATATGATTAACCTTCACGACAAAGGCCTGACAAACGCAGTTTGTGCGTTCGGAATTAACAAAGTAACAGAAGATAAGCTAAACATTCTAAAAATTCAGGGAGTCTCTGGAATAGATATTTTCTTTGACAACGATGAGGCAGGGCAAAAAGCCGCAGAAAGCCTCAAAGAGTTTCTAGAAGCTAGAGACATAAGTACCCGAAATATTATATACGGAAACAATAAAGATCCAGGTGAATTGACAGCCTTACAAGTGATCAAATTAAAGGAGACATTATACAATGGCTAGTGTAGCTATCATTGAGACTAAACCTAGTAGGAACGACTTTTACCAGAGCTTTAACCAAGCCTTTGAGTTCGATAGGTTTTATTTGTGCTCAGACCCAACCATCAAAAAGGTTCTTAAAAAGAACGTTGACATCGACTTTGACCCAGACAATTATGAGTGGGTGATTCTAGTCGGTGCTGACGCTTGCAAGTATTACACTAAAAATGCCTCTGTGACTGATTACAGTGGTAAGATAGTCGAAGAAAAGTTTCTTCCTGTAATTAACCCTGCTATGATTACGTTCAAGCCAGAGTCCGCTCGGCTGTGGGAGGAGTCCCGCGACAGTATCATAGGTTATATTTCAGGAACTAAAAAGGTAGTTACGTATTCCACGGATAAAATCTACGGAATCACAGAGAGTGAACATCTAAAAGATTTTCTAAGGGCAGCGATTGCTAGTCCAAATTCTTTTATTGGTCTCGACTCTGAAACTACCGCCCTCTATCCTAGAAACGGATATATTCTAGGTGTGAGTCTATGCTATGAAAGAGATCATGGAGCCTATATCTCGTCCGATTGTATCGACGATGAGGCTTCCGAACTATTTCAGGAGCTATTCAACAAAAAGACCGTAGTGTTTCATAATGCCAAGTTCGACTTGCCCTTTATGAAGTTCCATTTCGGCTGGAATTTCCCAGTTTATGAAGATACAATGCTTCTTCACTACTGTATTGACGAAAATCCAGGTACTCACGGTCTAAAGCAGCTAGCTTTACAGTATACTGACTATGGCGACTATGAACAGCCTATGTATGACTGGATTGACGAATATCGTAAGAAGCATGGTGTTCTTAAGGATGACTTCTCTTTTGAGTTTATTCCTTTTGACATTATCAAAACTTACGCAGCTATCGACGCTGTAGTCACCTTTCTACTGTATGCGAAGATAAAGCCTGCTGTTACCAAGAATAAGAAGCTAGATAAAGTCTACAAAGACATTCTGATTCCAGCATCCACGTTCCTTATTAAGGTTCAGGACAACGGAGTTCCTTTTGACATAGAACGACTAAAGTTCGCTCAGAAGGAAATGCAGAAAAGCATTGATGAGTCTATCGAAGAACTTTATAAGGAGCCTAAAGTACGCGAGTTTGAGGAAGCACAAGGTAAACCTTTCAATCCTAACAGCGTAATGCAGCTTCGTAGCTTCTTATTCGACTATTTAGGTCTACAACCTACAGGTAAAAAGACCAGTACGGATGCCAATTCTACCGATGCCGAAGTTCTTAAGGAATTGAGTGAGCAACATCACGTTCCTAAACTCATCCTAAATATTCGGCAAAAGAGCAAGATTAAGAATACTTATCTAGATAAGATTATTCCTCAGCTTGATCGCGACCAGAGGCTTCGTACGAACTTTAACATTCATGGTACTACTAG